ATATCAGTAGGAATCAGTAAAGACAAGATTACTTTTAACGACAAAGGATGGGCTAATGTAACTATCTTTGTAAACGATGACACTAACGCTTACGGGCAGAACGCATCAGCCGCTATGGAGCAGACTAAAGAGCAAAGAGAAGCTAAAGAGGCTAAAGCTTATATCGGAAACGGTAAAGTAGTTTGGACAGACGGTAACATACAAGCAGCAGAGCGTGTAGAGCGTCAGACAGAAGCTTCTGAACAGTCTTTATCAGGTAGAGAGACACCTGATTTACCTTTCTAGTTAGAAGATTATTACGGGGGTTTAACAGCCCCCTTTTTTATTCACTAACTTAAAAACCCTAAGATGTTAACAGATATTAAATTAATTAAAGAAAAGCTTTACGATGTAAAGTACGACAGAATACAACAGGGCTTAGGTTTAGATATAGAAGAGGTAGACCAATACTTAAGATACAAAAAAGGAGCTTTCAACATTTGCGTAGGACACGCCAACACAGGAAAGACTACAGTGATATTGTACTTACAAATGGCTTACTCTTTAAAGCACGACTTAAAATGGCTTATATTTAGCTCTGAGAATTCAGATTATAGTATAGCTAGAAAATTATTAGAATTTAAGACAGGTACACCAATACAGAAAATACCTGATGCACAGATTGAGACTGAGATGGAATGGATTAATGACCACTTCAAAATAGTGAAAGTAGATAAGTTATATAGTGCCCGTAGCCTAATGGCAGAAGCTAAACAAATATTAGATGTTTGGCATTACGATGGTTTACTAATAGACCCTTATAACTCACTAATAAAAGACCCTCAATTATTACGTTCAGTTGGTGGCCACGAATACGATTATCAAGTAGCTTCTGAAATGCGATTATTTTGTAAAGAAAATGAAGTTACTATTTGGCTTAACGCTCACGCAGTTACTGAAGCCCTCAGACGTAAACATACAGCAGACCACGAATTTGCAGGATTACCTCAACCTTGTGGAATGGCAGACGTAGAAGGCGGTGGTAAATGGGGAAACAGAGCCGATGATGTAATAAGTATTCACAGATACACACAACACCCTACTAGATGGATGGTTTCAGATATCCACGTTGTAAAGGTGAAGGAGACAGAGACGGGCGGTAGGCCAACAGGTATGGATACACCTATAAGTTTAAGAATGCAAGCAGGTAATGTAGCCTTTACAGTAGCAGGTAGAGATGTTATAGACCACAGTAAGATGGCGAGTATGGAAGTACCTAATATTAACCCTGAAATAGCTTTTTAAAATGAATAACAAAAATAAAGCCTTAGAGATGTTAGCCGAGTACCACTCTGAGTACATTAAAATGGCTCGAGCAATTGCTAATAATAACAATGAAGTTTATAACTACGCTGAAGACTTTGTACAAGAGGCCTATTTAAGGCTTGCTAGATATGAGGATTTATTTGACAAGGTTGTAAACACTAAAGGCAAAGTATCAAAAGGATATATGTTTTTTGTACTACGCTCAATAATAGTCAATACTATAAAAAAGAAATCAAATCTAAAGTATAATTACCTAGGTAGCCAATACGATTTCGAAGAGAAATATAATTTTATAGATGAAGGAATTGACAGAGATAAAGTAGGTCTAGAGGCCATAGAGCAAAAGATGTATAGCATCGTAAAAGAAGGCTCAACGTGGTTTGACTATGAGTTATTTAGAACATACCTAGAGACAGGTAAAAGCTTTAGAACAATAGCAGAAGAGTCTAAAATAGGAATACGAACTATATACCTATCAATTAAGAGGTCTAAGCTACTTATAGCTGAGAAGCTGCACGAAGATTACCAAGATTTTTTAAATGAAGAGTACGACTTAATAAAATAAATAGCAAAAAGCTTGTGTATGTTAATTAAATTACATATATTTGCAGTATTAATAAAAACCCTATATAATGGATAATCAAAATGACAGAGTATTCGAGTTAAACGCTGAAGGTTTTACCTCAGGCAAAATAGCTCAAAAGTTACGGATTAAAAAAGCTGTAGTACTAGAAATCTTAGGAGAAGCTAAAAACTCAGGACTAGGTGACATAGTGACAGAATTTACAGAGGTAACAGGAATTAAAAAAGTGGTAGAGGCATTAGTAGACGACTGCGGTTGTGCTGCTAGAGCTGAGAAGCTTAATAAGTTATTCCCTAATCGAAAGTTAAACAATCTAGAGACAGAACAGTTTGAGTTCTTACAGAGCTTCTTTGAGCCTAAGAGACCTAGTAGCGTTAACCCTGACACACAGAGAGAACTTGTAGAGATTTACAATCACGTATTCAAGTCTAAGCGTAAGGTAACTAATTGTAGCCCTTGTTTAGTTAATTTAATAGACGACCTATCTAAGATATATGCAGGAGCTAAACAGTAATCAACTTAAAAAGAAACCTATTAAGGAGCTGACCACTATAGCTGACCAACTAGCGACAAGGCTACAGTGGTTTCACTCCACAGGAAAGGACAAGACAGACGCAGAGCAGTATAAGAGAATAGCTTCAGAGCTCTTACACGTAGCGAATTTAATCGAAGCAAAAGAAATAGAAAAATCTAAAAAACCTAAAAACAACTATGGGAACTAAAAAGAAAAACAAAAAAGCAGATGTTAGACCAAGACTACAGGGTGCTAAATTAGCATCATTCGAGTTCTTTAATAACAAAGAGTCTAGAGTATTAGTAATAGGTGATTTACACGCACCATTTGACCTAGACAGTTACTTTGACCATTGCGTTGAAGTATATGAAAGATACAATTGTAATAGAGTGGTATTCATTGGAGACGTTATTGATAATCACTACTCAAGTTACCACGAGACAGACGCTGACGGACTAGGTGGAGGTCAAGAATTAGAGCTAGCTATCCAAAGATTACAAAGATACTACCACAGATGGCCCGATGCTCACGTTACTGTAGGTAATCACGATAGAATAATTATGCGTAAAGCTCAAAGTGGTGGTGTACCTAAAGAATGGGTTAAGGACTACAAAGAAGTGTTAAGGACTCCAAATTGGAAGTTTGTTACTGACGTAGAAATTGATGATGTTTTGTATATCCACGGAGAAGCAGGAACTGCAAAGACTAAAGCACGCTCAGATATGAGAAGCACAGTTCAGGGCCATTTACATACACAGGCATATACTGAGTATTTTGTAGGAGCTAACTCTAGAGTATTTGGTTGCCAAGTAGGTTGTGGTATTGATGCTAAATCTTACGCTATGGCTTATATGAAAGTAGGTAAGAAGCCTGCTATTGGATGTGCTGTAGTTCTAGGAGGTAAGACAGCGGTTAACGAGCTTATGGTCTTATAATGATAGAGTATACTCAAAATTCCACAGGCGTATGCGATGACAGCGCCTGTGATATGCTAGATAATCCACCATTCGGAAATCAAGACGTAGCGGCCCAAAGAAAAGCAACTCCTGTATTTTCAGGTGTATTGAAATACTTTCCTTTAGCAATTAAAGAAGTATCTAAATGCTCACAAGCAGGTAATGACCAACACCACCCTAATACACCTTTACATTGGGATAGGGAGAAATCAAAGGACGAACTAGACGCATTAACTAGACACTTAATAGACCATAGCATAGACCCTGTAGATACAGATGGAATATTACACTTAACTAAGGTAGCTTGGCGTGCATTAGCAGCTTTAGAGAAATATTTAGAAGGACAAGATATATAAACCATAAAAAAAAAGAATATGAAAAACGAATTAAACAGAGAAGAGAAGTTGATATCAGTAGTAGTGAAGTTGTTATTAATAGGGATAGTATCCTTGATGATTGTGTTTGCCACGTCATCCTGTGAGCCTGTGCCTTGTGAAGATTGTTATACCTACACTTATTCAGACGGGTCTACGGAGTGGATGTGCATTGAATATGATTGCGATTATGATTATTAAAAGTTTTTTTTAAAGTTAACCCTAGTGAAATTAGGCCTTACAGAGATGTAGGGCTTTTTTTTTCAAAATAATTAAACAAAAGTTTTTTTTAAGCAATAAAGGTTTGTATCTTTGTACCATAATCAAAAACAAACATTATGAACGAATGGACTTACATACAATATAACTACACTACTGAGAGATACGAAGTACTTAAGCAAGTTAGGGGTGTAGCAAACGACTTAGTACTAAAATCATTTAAAAGAGAAGGAAACGCTCACAACTACGAATTAAATTTAACACATAAACTATAATATGACAAAAGACGAAGAGACAATAATACTATTAAGGCTAGAGCTCAAAGAATTAAAGACAGAATACCAAAGCCTAGCAGATTCATTTTACTTAAGCATAACGACAGACAGAACGCCTGAGAGAGCTATAGATATAATCAATGAGGCTAAAGCTCAGAAAACATTTAATACATCATTTGACAACCTTACAGAAGATAAGAAGACAGAGATTAAAAACCAATAACTATGAGATTAAGACAGGAGACAAACACGAAGATGCTAGAGGTTATTAGAGTAGCTGTAGAGACTATAACTAACTGTGACGTGGTAATAAGAACAAGACAAAAAGACTTTGTACAAGCTAGGAGTATATTCTATAGATTCGCTAGAGACAATAAGCAAACCTTACAAGCTATAGGTAAATTTCTAGAGAGAGACCACGCAACAGTGATGCACTCATTAAAGAACTTTGAGCACGAGGTAAAGTTTGACCCTGACTTTAGAAGCAAATACAACGCAGTAAAAGACATACTAGGTAACTTAGACGTTAAAGAGTGTGAGAATGCCACAGACACGCTCCTAGAGGCTTATGAACTACGTAACGCTAACTTAATAGAAGAGAACGCACAGCTTAGAACTAATGTATCTAGATTGATGACACAGGACACTATAGATAAGTTGTTAGTAGGAATACCTGAAGATAGAATACAGTACTTTATAGACAATCAATTGAAATCTTTTGTAAATATAGAACAGGCTATAATAAGAAGAGAAGCAGATAAGAGACAAGCAGATATAAAGGATAAGAGCGAATTTAAGAGGTTAGCTATGCACGAAGAGGGT